GACGGCGGCCGTGTAGGTCCCTCCGCGCTTCGACAGGAAGGCCTTGGTGCCCTGGATCCGGAAATTGCCGCCGATCTCGCGGGCAAGTCGCTCGCCCATGTGGATGAAGCTCTCATCCCGCATCTCGAAGTACTCCCGCCGCACTGCCTTGAAGCCCGGATCGACCTCGATCTCGGTGATCCCAGCGGTCTTTCCCGCCCCCTTCAGGATGTCCTCGATGGTCTTCTGGTCAAAATGCCGCTGCTGCGGCTCTTTTGGTTTGGCGGTCGTGTCCACGCCCTTGGCCGTGATGTTCAGCGTCCGCCCGCTCCGCGAGCCCGATGAGCGGACCTCGTCGACGGTGCCGGTGAACACAGTGCGGAGCCCTTCGCCCTCCCAGCCCAGCGCCACGACGACGGGCGCACCGATCTGCGGCAGCACGATGCGGCCATTGGTATCGTCAACCTCGAGGGTCGCGGTGTCGGAGTGGGTCCCCACCTTGTCCGAGACGGTGAGCGAGATGAGCACGGGCGCCAGGGTGGAGGTGATGTTGGTGCCGGCCACCATCACCATGAACTGGGCGCGTTTTGACATGGGCTCACCAGAGACGGATGGGGTCGAGAAGCTGCGGTTCGCGCGGCGTGGGGACAGGCAAGTCGAGAACCGCACCGATCGGCAGTTCAATTCCTGCTCCCGCCAGCCCGGGATTGCGGTCGAGGATCTGCTCCAGAAGCCCCGGCATCGGCCGCCGGAAGCGCCGCCACACCAGCAATGACACTGTGATGCCGTCGCCCTCGACGGTGACTCGCTCGATGACCTCGCTCATGAGAAGAGCCCCGACAGCAGCGAGAAGTAGGAGCCGTTCGACGGCTTCGCGGACCGCCTGACGGCAATGTCGATCTCGATCACCTGACCCACACCTTTGACATCGAGGTAGCTCGAACTTTCCTGCACCTTCTCGATGACGACCCAGCCCATCTGGGCCCCGTCGCCCCGCATCATGTACTGGGGGCGGCCCGAGGCCCGCGCCTGGGAGAGCTTCTTCAGGTCCTCGAGCCCGCCGAAGCGCCGCGGAAAGATGCACGCCTTGATCGTCCAGGTTTCCGGCCCTTCGCCCACCCATTCAAGCGGCGGGCGCGTGCCCAGCACCGGCTTCTCGGCGAAGGACGCTTCGTGGCCATGCTCGTACTCGGTAGCGTTGAACGGCCAGACCTCGAACTGGACGGGACCGAGGACCATCAGCATCAGGCAAACCTCAGGCCGGCATCGGCATAGACGCCGCGGAACACTTCCCGTACCTCGCGTTTGAGGACCGCGCGGACCTGCGCGGTGATCTCGGCGGCGTCCGCTGCGGAGGTGTTGTGGAAGGTGAAGGGACCGATGGTGACCGCTGGGCCGCTACCGGAACCATTGGCATGGACGTAGCCCGATCGGCTGGGGGTGATCAGTTCCGGGCCGCGTTCACCGACGAGATAGGAGCGCCCGGCATGAATGGAGCCGCCACCGGCACGCGCTTCGGTAGGCTTCGGTTTGTCCGCGTCGCCACCGCCCAGCCCGAACATGCCCCGCACCGAATTGGCGGCGTTGTTGATGGGGGCGAGGATCGCGGCGACCTGGCCATCGAGCCAGGCTTTCAGCTCGGCGAAGACCTGCACCATCCCGTCCCACAGTGACTTGATGAGCGTGTAGCCGGCCGAGAAGAAGGCACCGGCAAGCTCACTCAGTCTTGTGGTGACCGAGCGGATGCCGGCGATGAGGCGGTCGGCGACATCGTAACCCGCCTGCTGCCACTGCGCCTTCTGCTCCTCGGAGAGGGTCTCGCGGGTGAACCAGCCGGACAGCGACGAGAAGAACGAGCTCACATACTGGGAAGCCCCCTGCCAGGCACCGGAGATGCGAGAGCCCACGGCCGCCAGGCCGTCGAGCAGCGGCTGCGCGAGGCGCAGCGCCGGCGCGAACTCTTCGCCCAGCCTTGCGGCAATGCCGGAGAAGATGGCCGAGATGCGGTCCCAGTATTTCCAGATGGAATACCCCGCGGCGGCGAGCGCCGTCACGGTGACGACGATGGTGCCCCAGACAGGCGCCGAAATGGCGCCAAGTGCCGCGCCGATGGCGGCAAGCGCCGTGCTGATCCCCGCGACACCGGGCACGGCCAAGGCCATGCCTCTCAAACCCGCGGCAATGGTACCGAGCGTTCCAAGAGATTGTCCGCTCATGCCAGCAAGTGCTGACTGCAGCCCGATCATCTCCGTGGCGGCCATCTTCGCACCAATGGCAGCGCGGCCCACGGTGTTGAAGCCGAAGGACAGCAGGCTCAGCACCCCACCCCGGCCCATGAGCCCGATGAAGCGGAGGGCTGCGATGGCGGCACGGAAGCCGACAAAGGCCGCGGTGGCGGTGACGACCTTCCCCGTGAGGCCCGGATAGGCGGCCGCCAGCTTCGTCAGCTGGTCGACGAGCGGCGTCACCATGGTGATGAGATCGGAGAGCACCGGGATGATGGCATTGCCGAGCGTGATCTTGAGGTTCGTGAGCACATTGTCGAAACGCTGCACCGCGCTGCCGAAGGTCTTGTTGCGATTGGCGAACTCCTTGAAGGAGGAGCCTGCATAGTTCGCCTCGTCCGAGACGAGCCCGATCGACGAACGCACGAGGTCGAGGTTGGTGAGCAGCGGCCCGAGGCCCCGGGCCTCGTTGCCGAACAGCTTGCTGGCAATCGCCGCCTGCTGTTCCTTGGGAAGCTTGGACAGACGTTCGAGCACATCGACGGTCGTCCCGACGGCGTCCTCCTGCATGCGCTTCGCGGTCTTGACGGCATCGAGCCCCAGCGCCTTGAAGGCGCCGCGCTGCGCCTTGGTGGCGGCCATGCCATGGGTCAGCGCCAGCCCCATGTTGCGGAACGAGGTGGCGGCGACCTCCGTCTCCGCACCGGCCGAGATCATGGCGGAGGCAAAGGCCGCCGTCTGCTCGGCGGTGAAGCCGAACATCTTGGACTGGGCACCGACGCGACGAACCACATCGAGGATTTCCGCGGCGGAGGAGGCTTGCGCGTTGGAGAGGTGGTTCATGGCATCCGACAGCCGGACCGTCTGGTCGATGTTGAGGCTGAGCCCCGTCATCATCTTGGCCATCGCGGTACCGGCCTCATCCGCCGTGATGTCGAAGGCCACACCGATCTTGGCGGAAGCCTCCGTGAACCGCACGAGATCGTCACCGGCAATGCCCGCCTGCCCGGCAGCGGCGGCGATCTCGGCCAAGCCGTTGACGCTCAGCGGCACCTCGCGGGAAAGGGTCATCAGCCCCTTCTGGAAGTCGACGAAGGCCTGGGGTGTCGGAAAGTCGACGACCTTCTTCACATCCGCCATGGCGCTCTCGAAGCGCGTCGCCTCTTCGACAGGTGCGCCAATGGCGGTCTTGAGCGTGTAGTAGCCGGCAATGGCATCGGCGAGACCCATGCGGGCATCGGCGAGCGCCCGGTTATTGCGGCTGATGGCGGCATCGAGCCTCTCGCCGAAGCCGATCTTCTGGCCATTGGCGTCCTTTACCGTGCGCGAGATGCCGGCAAGGCTCCGCCCCACGGCACGCGCCGGAGCCGACACCTTGTCGAGAAGCTCGACGATGAGCTGGGTGGTCTGGCTCGCCATTCGAAACTCCCGGAACCCGATTGCGTGGGCAGACGGCATTGGTGTTGCCTGACGCCCGCCAGTCGCGCATGACGGGTGGCCGTCACCTCGCGAGGCATCGGCGGTCTTCTGGAGGCATACAGGCCATGGCGCGCATGACACTGGAACAGATCAAGGCTCACCACCCGCCGGTCGATCGTCGGAAGATTGCCGCAACGACCGAAAAAGACATTGCCGATCAGATGGTTGAGGACGGGGAGATGGTGCCGAAACCAGCGCCCGCTCGCAAGTCGGAGTAAATGGCGGCAGGGTTGTATTGTATTTTGCGATACGAACTGCTATCTCCCTGACAAGGAGATTGCCATGACTGCTTCTGCCGAACGCAAGGAATACCCCATCTCGATGCGCCTGCCCGAGGCAGATGTCGCAATGATCGATCGGGCCGCCACCCTCCGGGGCCGGTCGCGCACGGATTTCGTGCGCGATGCGGCGGTGCGCGCGGCCGAGGAAGTCGTCATGGAAAACCGCCTCATCCGCATGAGCCCCGAGGGCTTTGCCGGCTTCATGGAGATCCTCTCGCGTCCGGCAGCACCTGTCCCGGAGATGGTCAAGCTGGCGAAACGGCCAGCGCCCTGGGAGCCCGGTTACGTCGCGAAGCGGTGACCTTTGCCGATCTCAGCTCCGGAACCCATTGCCGCATCACATGACGTCTCCGAATTCTCCTGCGGCCAGCCAACACTCGATCACTGGCTGAAGACGAGGGCTCTCTCCAATCAGCAGAAGGGCTTCACCGCCGTCATGGTCGTCCATGAGGCCGGGCGCGTCGTCGGATATTACGGCCTAGCCCCCACTGCCGTGGTTCCATCGCTCCTGCCGCGCGCGGTTCGGACGGGACAGCCGCCCGATCCGGTTCCCTGCCTGCTTCTCGGTCAAATCGCCACCGATCTGCAATGGGCGGGACGCGGCATCGGCACGGGCCTCCTGAAGCACGCACTGACACGCTGCGTTCAGGCCGCGTCCCTGATCGGCGGGCGCGCCCTGATGGTCAACGCGATCGATGACGAGGCTGCACGCTTCTGGAACCGCCGCGGCTTTGTCGCAACGAAGGACGATCCTCTGATCCTGTTCCGCTCGATCGCCGACATCGCTGCGTCGCTCGAATAGACGGCGAACGGAACTTCAACCGGGTGGACAGTCTTCGCCGCCGGAAAATCCGGCAGCCATCAATCCCGTTCGATGCCAGAACCCGCCTGCCCACTCAGGCGCCGCGCCTGCGCGTGCCACAGCAACGCCTCGTGCCAGTCCATGTCGTCAAGAGCGGTCAGTGGGGTCGACATCACGTGCGCGATGTCGGCGATCACGCCCCGCCAGCTGCCGGCACCATCACCCCCTCGAAAAAACCGGCGATCACCTCCGACGCTCGCGCGAAGTCGGTGGCGTCCATCTCCTCGACAGCAGCCTCCGGAATACCTGCCAGCAGCGAGAGAAGTGCGGCACCCTGGTCGAGCTGCGAGGCCTTACCCTGAGTGACCTGCTCCAGTGTACGGAGATCGCGCACCTTGGGCCGCCGGATCGAGAGTTCCATGATGGTCTCGCCCTCGACGGAAACGGGGATGCCCAGGGCAATCGTGATGGGGTTGGTCATTCGTCCTCTCCTCAGCCGGTGGTCGGAATGCGCAGTATGCGGCGCTCGTCATCGATCTGGGAGGTTCCGTCGAGCCGCCAGTCGCCGGAGAAGAAGTCCCAGAACAGCTTCTCCTTCTCACCGAACCACAGCTCGTAGTGCATGACCTCGTTGATCGAATAGTCATGCCCCATCATCTCGCCGCGCTTGAAGGCTTCCGGCTCGATCTTGCCGAGCCGGCCCTCGATGATGGCCTTGGCCTCGTAGGCAACGCCGGTGCGCTTGTCGCGGACGACGCCATAGGCCGTGAACACCTTGGCATCGCGGGTGCCGAGGCCGAAGCGCGTGAGCAGTTCCGGGTCCCAGCCCGCCAGCTTGAAGGTGGGCTCGAGCTTCTGGATGCCGACCGCCACCTCGATCTGCACGCGGGACCCGCCGGCATGATGCTCCTGGTAGATCTCCTGCAAGGCGGGAAGCTGCAGTTCGTTGAGGGTCAGATGCTTCGAGGCGGAAGGGTCGTGATCGCCGCAGAAAAGGTTACACGCCTCCATGACATAGATTGTGCTCATGGGAATTCTCCTGATTAACCGGTGATGGCGCCGACCTGGGCGAGCAGATCGTCGAGCAGCGCATCGAGCGCCGGGCGATAGCGCGCCGACTGGATGCCGAGGTAGCGCAGCACCGGGGCCTCTTCCGCCGCGAAGTTGACGGTGAAGCGGCCCTGCCGCAGTTCTTCCGGTGAGTTCTGGTCGCGCGTGAACTTCACCTCGTATCCGAGGATATCGCCGTCAGCCTTGAGATCGCGGAGCGCGAAACCGATCGTATTGAGGACCGCCTGCACGGTCTGGCCGGTGATGTTGAAGCGGCCGAGATAGAAGCGCAGCGTGCGCAAGAACATCAGGTGGATGTAATCGCGGCCGCGGGTGACGTTGTAGAAGCGCCAGAGATCGTCTTCCCCGGCATTGTCGGTGCCGACATAGACGAAGCCGCCGGACGCGATCGCCGTCTCGACCCCCATCTCGCCCCGGAGCAGGACACCCAGATTGTGGGACAACATCCGCTGGCCTTCGGTTGCGCCATCCGTGAGCGAGAAGTTGATAGGCCGCGACGGCCCGACGATCCCCTGCACCGGCTGGTTGGCCCAGCTATGGAAGGGTCGCCCCTGCTTCTCGTGGTCGCGCCGGACGCCGATGCCGATGACGGCGGGCGACAGGGGCACGACCGCTACCTCCGTGCCGTTCAACACCCGGACGGCGGGGTCGACGGGAATGAGCCGGCTCGAAGACAGCGTCTCGCGCCAGTCGAGGGCCGCCTGCTCGGTGGTGGCGGGACCATCGACGACCGCATGGGCGAGGAGCTTGCTGCAGACCGCCGGAAGCGCCACGCAGATGGCATTGGCATCCGTCCCGTCGCGCTGGCTGGTAAACCCCGGCGCGCAGAGAAGGCGCGGGATGACGCCGAGCGTCGGCCCCGCATGAACGAAGGCCTCGAGACCGGTCGAGATGCCGTCGCCGACGATGTTGGCAATGGTCTCGGCAACAGTGTCGCCCTCTGCAACACGGACGATGACCACCTTGGCCGCCACCTGGAATTCGCCGAGCTGGGCGTTGATCAGGCTGAGTGCCTCCGGAATGGTGCCCGAGGCTCCGAGTGCCGTGCGCTTCACGGCATCGTCCGAATACATGAACACCGGGGTATCGAGCGGGAATGCCGCGGCATCGGCTGCCGGCGCCGTGCCGATCAGCCCCACCACCGACATGTCGGACCAGACGGCGGGCCGCGGCTCGTTGTCGATGCGGGTAATCGATATGCCAAAGGTCGGGTCGCTCATGAGCGGGTCTCCTCAAAATGGAAAACCCCGCGCGACGGCGGGGCATGATGATTGGAACTGTGTCAAGGGTCAGAACTGGAGGACGGGTGTCGAGACCTCGAGGCTCGCCTTGTCGGTCGAGGTGAGCGTCACGTCGAGCAGCAGGCGCTGGGCGCCATTGACCACGGGCTCGCCGAAGAAGCGCACCGCACGGGTGAAACCCTCCTCCGTCGCGACGATCTCGGTGACCACGATCGAGCGCACGCTGGTGAGGCTCAGGTGCTGGGAGAGGAATTCGAGGGAGGAGGACATCTACGAGCACCTGCTGATGACAGTTAACCCTAGGACCTTCGGCATCATGCGATGTCCCCGATGAGCGCCCACTCATTGGTCGCGCGCTTCCAGAGTGTTGCCCCGGAATACTGCCCCGCGAGCTTGAGCTTGCCGCCGGACGAACGGATCGTGACGGAACCGCCCACCGTCACCTGGCCCGCACCGTACTGGAGAATGTCGATGCGGGTGCCGACGGGGAAAGCCACCGTAGCGGCCGTTGGAATAGTCAGTGCAATGGCCGCGGCATTGTTGAGCGTCACCATGCGGCCGGCGTCCCCCAGCACCAGCGTGTAGGTGGTGCCGGTCTGGGCGTTCTCGGGAACAGTCGTGACGGTATCGAACACCTGGGCCGTGGTGGCGATCTGCGCCGAGTCAGTATAGCCGGCAGCCGAAGGCGCTGTCGGGGTTCCGGTCAGGGCGGGAGACGCCAGCGGCGCCTTGGCATCGAGAGCGGCCTGGAGGCTCGTGACATCGGCAATGGCATGGACGTGCGATGAGGCCGCCTTGGTGGCACCCAGCGTGTCGACGTAGGCCGTGGTCGCGAGCCTCGTCGAGTTGTTGCCCTGTGCCTGGGTGGGCGCGGTCGGTGTGCCGGTGAGCGCCGGAGAAGCGAGCGGCGCCTTCCCATCGAGCGTCGTCTGGAGGCTCGTCACGTCCGCAATGGCATGACCGTGAACCATGGCCGCCTTTGCGTCGAGAGACGCCTGCAGGTTGGTCACGTCGGCGATCGCATGACCATGGATCGCAGCGGCCTTGCCGTCGAGGGCCGACTGGGTGGCGGTGGAGACGGGCTTCCCGGCATCGGAGGTGTTATCGGCGTTGCCGAGGCCCACGTCGCTCTTTACCAGCGTCACCGCGCCTGTGCGGCCGGCAACAGAGAAGACGGGACCCACCTCGACGATGAACTCACCGCCATCGCTCTTCTTGAGGTAGAGCTTGCCGTCAGTGGTGTTGACGGCAATCTCGCCCAGCGCAAGGTCGGTGGTGGCGGGCACCTTTCCCGCCATGGCCGAGCGCTTGAGCCGGATGGTATTGGCCATGGAACCTCCGGAATACCAGAATGAAGGATAGGAGTGGGGCTAGTAGGCGCCGCCGTCGAGGAGTGACGTGGGCATCAGGAAGCGGGCATCGGCTTCGACCCTCGACCAGACGTCGGAAAGGATGAAGATCGACTTCTCGATCTCGATCAGGTCGCCGGCCAGGGCGGGCGATGCGAGCGTCAGCGTGGTGCCGTTGCTGGCGGTGAAGCCCGTCCCGGCGATGAGCCGCAACCCGTTGCGATAGACGGTCAGGCGCCCGACATCGTATCCGCCGGTCACCACGAAGCTCGTCTGGCCGGCGCCAGCCGTGAAGGTCTCCGTGGCCGAGGACCGGAACACGCTCGAGGCCGCCACGATCCAGACAGCTCCGGTATAGACCTTCATCAGATTGGCGCCTGTATCGAACCAGAGCACCCCGGGGGTCAGGGCATTTCCGAGCGCATCCGAAGTCGGGGCCGTGTTGGATGCGCCGGCATATTTGCTGCCCAATCCCGCCAGCATCGTCTGCGCGGAGGACGCCGCGGAGGACGCCACATCGGCACTCCCCGAGGCCGCAATAGCCGAGACATTGGCCTGAGCCTTCGACGCGGCCGCAAGGTTTGCGGAGTTCGCTGCGCTTGCCGCCTGGGACGCGGCCGCCTGCTGGCTGGTCGCTGCCTGCTGGGCGCTCTGCGCCGCGGCTGTCACCGAGACCGACATGCTCGTGGCGGCGTCGAGAATGGCTGACGCCAGGACGGGGTCGGTGGTCGCCGTGATAAACCAGTCGGAATGGGTCCCCGCCCCGCCGGTGGCGGTTACCAGCAGCGAAAGCTCGCCCGACCACGGGTCATAGGCATTGAGCCGGCCCGCCAGCCAGTTCTCCGGGGCGATCTCGCTCGTCACCACCAGGAAACCCGCAGGCGCGAAGCGCTGCCGGTCATCCGTGCCAATGACAAGGCTTCGGATTCCGGCTTCCACTGCCAGCTGCGTGTTGGAGCGCGCCGTGAACAGCGCTCCCAGATGGGAGGCCGTCTCGATCCGCTCGCGGATGACGATCGCCTCCTGCAAGATGGGCAGCAGCGCCTCGTCGATCTTGCCGAGCGCCACATCCTCGAAGCGCTCGACCTGCTCGTCCCAACCGACCGCCTTCTCCTCGACGGCATGAAGGCGCAGGTCGACGTCCTCGTGCACACCGTTGAAGTAGCTGGCCTGGACCTCGTCGTCGTCAGCGACGCGGTAGCGGTCGAAGCGGCGCATCGGGTCAGACCTTCGTGAAGGTGTTCACCGAGGCCCTGATCGTCTCGAGAATGGCGCCCGACACGGTGACATCTGGATCGTTCGGATGAAACGCGATGCCGGCGACGCGGACGGGGCGTGCCAGCTCCAACCGGTACATGGCCTCCGGATCGATGGCCTCAGGTTCGGTTCGCTTTGCCATGGCTTGAGCCTCCTCAGATGGCGGTGTCGATGCGCTGTTCGATATGGAAGAGCTGGCCGGCGGAACTCGCCCCGCCCGTCAGCTTGATCTTGTAAGCGGAGATCGCAGTGGCGAAGGTGAAGAGGTATTCCTTCTCGAGGTCATTGGCGCGGTCGGAGGCCGGGACAGTGCGCGTGACGACGGCAGCCGGCGAGACGGTCGTGCCGTAGCTCGCGCCCGTCAGCAGCGTCACGCCCACTGTGTGCTGGGCAGCGACAAAGGGATAAGCCCGGATCACCACCCGCACCTGCTTCGTCGTCATGCCGACGGGCAGCGTGCGTGGCGTCGAGACATGGGTAAAGGCGGTCTTGGCTCTGGAGACGCGCACCTGGCTGTCTGTCGCATGGATGACCGGCATGAGTTCCGGCGTTCCGGTCATGACCGCCCGCATGGGGAGCACGGCGGGGAGCGAGCCCAGAAAGTCGGGCGTTGTCTCGGAGATCGAGTACCAGGTGTCATCGACCCGCACCTGATAGGTGAGGTTCGTCGCATCGGGAACGATCTGCGGCGCCAGGATGTCGATATCGGCAATGCCGCCGGCGAGTTGCAGGGGCTTCAGCTCGACCGAGACACGGGTGGCGGCGAACTTCGCGACATGGACCTTGAAGCGGATGTCCTTGGTGAGATCACCGAGGAGATACTGCCCATCGGTCGAGAAGAACAGCGTGCCCGAGGTAAAGTTCGACCCTGAAACCGTGCCGATGTAGTGGGCCCCGCCGGTGATGACGAGGAGCGCATACCGGCCGCCCTGCTTCAGCAGCGTCGGGCGGAAGGGAAACAGCGTCCATTCCGGAAAACGCTTGAGATTGGCCTGCGCCAGGGTCGACTGGGCCAGCACCCGGTTGGGATTGGGCGTGCCATCGGAGCGCGTCTCACACAGCGCCACCGTGACATTGCCGGTGGGCCCGATCTGGGTGAGGCCGAGCGACAGGCCGGTGCAGTAGCGCGCCTGACCGTTGACGAAGGTCTGGCCGATCTGGACGCCCTGGACGGTCGAGAGGATCGGCTGGTAGTCCCAGTAGATCTCATCGAAGGTGTCGGTCCAGAACTGCCTGACCCGGTACCAGGCATGGGCGGCGTGACGGCCCACGGCTGTCGGGATGTTGCCGTTGGCGTCGCGGACCTCGAAGGTCTCGCCGTTCTTGGTGAATATGCCCGTCACCGAATTGTACTGCCCGCCCGACCAGAAGCTCGAATTGGTGCAGACGTTTCGGGTGACGCCGTAGCGAATGCGGGTGCGGCTGATCGAGCGCTGGATCAGCTGGTGGGAGGCGAACTGATAGTCCGCCAGCGGGATCGCCTGCACCGTCTCGTTGGCAACCGGCACCCCCACCACCAGGGCATCGATGCTCGTGTAATTGGGGACCATCAGACCGTCGGCCGTCATGGTCACGGAGCCGTTGATCGGGTTGTCGAGCTGGAGGGCGGAAAGAGCCGTCGCCGCCCAGGGAAAGCGCACGCCTTCCTCGATCAGTGCGTCATAGCTTGCCGCAGTGTCATCGCTCTCATCATCAGTGAGGAACTGGTCGGCGCCATAGAGAGAGTTGAGATCCGAGAGGTCGAGGTTCTCCTTCACGATGGCGAGGTTCGAGGCAATGGCGGTGATCTGGCCGGCCACCAGGTCGGCGAAAGCCTTCATCTGGGCCTTGATGACCGAGAGATCGGCCTCGATCGAGGCGGTGATGTTGCGGCGGAGCTCGTCAAGGGCCCGCCTGAGCGCCGCGATCTGGGCGGCGAGGTCGGCGAACTCCGCCCGGGTGGGGAGGCTGTCGACGCGGCGCCCGAGCGTTGCGAGGTCGGACAGGAGCCCATCCAGCACCTGACCCACTCGCAACTGCCAGGATGTGATGGCATCGAGGCGTTCCTTGGCGGCATCGAGCTCCGGAACCGCAAAGTCCGTGCGCATGGTGACGGAAATGATGCCGGCGGTGCCGATCAGCACGTCGGCGAGGGGGACATAGGCTTCGGGAATGGCCGGGCGCTGGGGGTCCGCGCTCTCGGAGCCGGGAACGACCGAGACCTGGGCTACCCGCTCCTGCACCATCGCGACCGACTGCGGCTCGGTAGCCCTCGTGGTCACGTTGATGAGGAAGTCGCGGGGTTCGATCTCGGAATCGATGGTCTGGCCATAGGTCACCAGCGTGACGATGCGCTGGGCGGCGGCGGGCAGATAGGTCGAGAGGCTCACGGCCTGGGTGACGTCATGGGCGAAGATCTTGCCCGCTGTGTAGAGGCGCCCTGCCCCCACCTGCACGGTGGTGGCGCTGTCGCGGGTCGAGAGAAACCCGGCATAGCCCTTGCCGCTGACGAGGAGGTCGTTGACCACGTCCTCGAAGGTTCGGGACGCATAGGTCTGGATCGAATTGAGATCGCTGAAGGTCACGTTCTGGCGCGACCGGAAGATGCGCTGTTTTTCCATGGAGACTACCTTGTGGTTCTAGCGTTCTAGCCACTCGCCAAGGCGGAGGCGTGCAAATGACTTGCCGTCGCCGAAGCGCACGGGACTGTGGGCCTTCGAGTTCAGGAACAGCGTGTCGCGCACCGATTGCGAGATCCGCACTGCATCGACAGCGTTGAGGAGGCCGAGGGTGTCGTCCTCGACCAGGTGATCGTCCACAAACTCAAGTGCTGCGTCAGGCTTCTTGCCTTCGATGCGGACGGTCAGCTCGGCGGTATAGGGGTCGAGCCGGAACCGTGCGCTCTCCACGAAATCGATCGAGACCGGCAGCTGGGTTGCGCTCTCCATGTCGAAGAGCCGGATGCTGTCATAGATGCGGAACCGGGCGCGGGGCTCCACCAGCCACACGAGATCGATGGGCACATCGTCGGCGAAGAGGCTCACCTCGTCGGTCGCCTCCGCTGTGACCCGCTCCGGCCAGGTGGTGACCGGCGTGAGCGACGGCCTCACGAGGTTGTAGGCATAGCCGCCGATGGTCTCATCAGGTGCCGCGGCGAACGAGATGATCCGGTTCGGCGTGTCGGGATCATCGAGGAAACGTTGCGAGGCGACATCGTCGGCGAACCACAGACCACCCGCCTCCCCGGGAAGGATGAGCTGTTCGAAGAAATGCCCGTCCCCGGTGGTGACCTCTGACCAGAGCAGAGCAACTTCAGCACCATTGCGGAACAAAATCGCCTGGCGACCCAAGGCTTCCCCCGGATTCAGACCGTCATCGGCAAAGAAGGCGGGACCGTCGGTTGCCCCGAGATAAGCATCCACATGATCGGCGGGACCGCTCATGGCGCTGACCCGGTCGAAGCCCTCCTTCGCAAATGTGCGAATGCGGATCTCCGGGAACTGCCGGACCCATTCCCGGCGGTCGTCCTCTCCGAAAGCTGGAGCCGCAAAGAAGTCGGAGCGTGGCGTAATGGTGCGGACCAGTTCGGCGCCGACCAGCGACAGATAGGCCCGGAAGCCCGCTTCCGTGGTCTTGAGCCGGTGCAGCCTCGCCTGTTCGGCGATGACCCAGCGTTTGCGCGCGTCCGGCCATTCCGGATCCCACAGGTCAACCGAGCGCTCGAGGGCCAGGAAGGGCAGAAGCTGCGGCGGACAGGCCCAGGGATCGGTGACGTCGGAGACCAGATAGGCCGGAAGTTCCGTCCCTTTGGCCGAGGCCAGCGAAATGGCGGTTTCGAAGACTGTGGCATTGCGCGGAAGGAGATCGACCTCCTCAGACATCGCGCACCGCCACGTTGACGGTGATGCCGGTGCAGTATGGCGCCTCGTCGGGCCTCACGAAGACATCCGCGACCGGTGAGATGGCCTCGACCCGCTCGGCATTCGGAACATGAGCGGCACGCCAAAGACCCGACGCTGCCACCGTGACGCCAATCCTGTGGCGTGCCTCCACATAGGCCTGGAGAGCGGCAGTCGCATTCGCCCTGACAGTGACGGGATCCTGCCCAAGCGCCACATGCACGGTGACGGAGACCGCGTAGGGCACGATCCTCGCACCGACCACCGTGACGACATCCGTCGCCGGCGCCCCGTCCTCGGCCAGAAGCTTGGCCCGGACCTTCTCTATGACGACGGAGGTAACCGCGCCCTGCCTCTCATTCCCCAGCAGCACGACATCGACATGTCCGCGGCCGCGCGCCACCACACCGACGTCCTTCAGGTCCGGAAAGGCCGCTTGAAGGGCGAGGAATCGGTAGGATCCGACCGTCCCGCCATGCGGCATGGCCTCAGGCGCCAGCTGGGTGCGGCGGCGGAGTGAGCTGTCGGTTTCTCCTTCGAAACGGCTGACCCCGTAGTAGGCGGCGATGGCATCGAGATTGGAGCCCGTCGCGAAAGCCAGCATGCGCTGCCGCGCCGCGTCGTTGATGCGTGCCCTGAGCAGGACCTCGCGGTAAGCGAAGACCTCGATCAGCTTGCGCGCCGGCTCGCTCTCGAGGTCGATGACGCCGGCGATCTCGGAGAACCTCGTCACGAGGTCGTCCCGCATCGACGTGACGACGGCCTCGATGTCCAGCGTCTCAACGACACCGGGATATGGCAGCGAGGCAAGGTCGAAGACGGCGAAGCGCGTCACAGGGCCTCCTCCTCGCGAATGATGAGTCCGGCGGCATTGACGTAACCGTTGACGCGCCTCGCACCTTCCACCGTGAAGTCGCCGTAGACGGCTCGGGGCCGGTATTCGCCGTCGAGATAGAAGTGCAGCGCGCCCTCGCGGGTGGCTTTGAGCACCTTGATTTCCGTGACCCGGAAGCGCGGCTCCCACTGCTCGATTGCCGAGGTAATGGCGACGAAGAAAGGTGTCACCTCCTCCGGCGTGATCAGCTGGCCC